CACCGGATTAAAGTGGGATAATATTCCAGTGTTATCAGCAAGTGATAATGACTTGTCAGCAGCAAAAAAAGTAAATGCAATACCTATTAAGATTGGAGATAAACATCAAAAATTTGATTCATTTAACTCGTTAATAGAGTGGATTGACAAACAATAAAAGGGCTTGCGCCCTTTTATCTTAGTAACTAGTTAACGATCTATCTTTTAAGTACATTTCAAAACCATCCATAGTAGCTGGATCATCAAATAATACATGTGGTCGCCACGGGTTAGATCTAATACATGATTCAACTACTATATCAAATGCAATACTAATACGTACATCGTCACCATGATATACTGTACTTTCGTGCGGAACATAACTTGGAAAAAATAACATAGTACCTTTTGTTGTTGGTATAGAGTCTTTAAAATCAGTTCTAAGAGGATTTATTAAATCTAAATATGTTGGTACAGTAGTTAAATAATATGTTCCACTAAGGTAAGATACTTCGTCAGCTTGATGGTGGTGTTTAGAAATCCACTGACCATCTCTTAGCACATTTGCCCATCCGTGTATGTAAACTTTTACTCTAGGATAATTAAGTTCTTTTAAAAACAATAAGTATTGTTTACGAATTAAATGAAATAATTTTTCAAACTCAGTAGTCATTACAAATCGTTCTAAATGTTCACCATTTAATGCTTCTCTATCCCAAAATAAAGTATGTTGTTTCCAGTGCTGTGTATACGGGTATGGATCCATACCCGGTTTTGGAACTTCACTTACTAATTCTTCAGTAGTTATTTGTTTTTCTAATTCTATAACTTGCAGCTTTAACGCATTTATTAATGCATCTGATCCTTCATTAGCATTAAAACACGATGCTTTAAGCACCGGTGCAAATTTTGTTATCGGATCAACGTGATTTAGCCAAAATACTCCCATGTGTTCTCCTTATAATTTACTGTTATTAGGAATGTGTACAAGTTTACCAATCTCTGGTAAGTACAAATATTTTAAATCACTGTTTCTTAAAGTATGCAATGCATCTTCAATTGTTTCAACTAGCGGATCACCGCCTAAGTTAAAGCTAGTGTTAAATAAAATTGGAACACCTGTAATTAAATTAAATTCCTTAATAAGGTTATAATAGTTTTTATTTTCTTCTTCTGAGACAGTTTGAATTCTACAAGTATTATCAACATGAATAATGCTAGGTATCTTATCTTCAACTCCGTCTTTGCAATTTACAGCATACATCATAAATGGAGTTTTATCCATGCCGCGTAAATCAAACCAATCATGTACGTTTTCTTCTAAAATAGTACCAGCAAATGGTCTAAACCATTCTCGATGTTTAACATCATTTACAATATCTTTACCGTCTTTTACTCTAGGATCAAATAAAATACTGCGATTTCCTAATGCTCTAGGCCCTGCTTCTGAACCACCTTGATACATACATACAATATTACTTTCACTAATAAGTGTTGCAATTTCATGTTGGGTTACATCGGTTATGGTTTCGTCATCTTGTAAATTAATATCGTATTTTCCATACTTTTCAAAATAATTAGGGCCATAATAAATCGTTTTATGTGGACGTTTTGTAATATCACTTGTGTTATCATGATGTATTAATTTAGCAGCACCAATACAAGTTCCGCCATCGTGTGCAATAGGTTCAATATATAAATTAATATCACTAGGTAAGTGTTTTAAATATTCATAGTTGCCGACACAATTTAATCCAAATCCGCCTGCAATTACTACATTCTTTTCACCGGTGCGTTCAACTGCATCTAAAATTAATCTTATAATTTGTTCTTCGCAAGCATGCTGCACAGCAAATGCTAAATCCATTTTAGATTCTAATGTTTCGTTATCTAATACAGGAAATGCAACACTGTCGATGTATGCACCATTTGGATAATTTGGTGTAAATAAGTTTCTGTTACTTAAATACCTACCTTCTTCACCTAAAAACACTGATGGTATTTTATCATTCTTTTGTCCGTATGGTGATAGTCCCATAGCCTTGCCGGCTTCGATAAACCCAAACCCACAGTAATCTGTCATAGCTTCATAACATTTAGTAATTCCGCAATGATCTGAAAATAATACATCGTGAACATCTTCGGGTTTGCCTCTATGATCATGCGGTACGTTGTATTTTGCAAATGCAACTTTTGGACCGCGAACTCCGATATGTTTATATTTTGTAGAAAAATTAGCTGGATAACTTGCAGAGAATATAGTTTCTAATTCCCAACCAGTTTCACCATTATCACCTAATGGGATAAATGTTCCTGCTCCGTCTACAATTAAACATGCTGCAGTATCAAAACCGCTATTATAAAACGCACATGCTGCATGAAGTTCGTGATGGATATGGCCTAAATCAACTACTTGAGGATGATGTTCGCCACTAAAATGTTGATCAATTAATCCAAGTTTTCTTGCCCAACCGGTATACATATCGTCACCGGTAAAATCAATTTTACCAGCCATTGTTAATGGTTGAGTGTGTGCTACTACTAAAAAATCGAGTTTATCAGTGTATTCTTTAATTTTTAACATTCCGGCTAACGGACCGCCGTCGTATTTCTTTCTCGAAAGTCTTTCTTCTTCTATATAAAAGACAATTTTGCCATCTTTTAGCAGACAAGTTGCACCATTGTGTCCTCTTGTAATACCTGCAATCCACTGTGTCATATTTTTCTCCGTTTACTTAATATTCTGTTTAATGTGTGTTTCTATACTAGCATATAAATCTTCAAATTCTTCATCAGATAAAGACAATGCTTGGTCATTTTTTCTATCAGCTAAATGTACGTTAAAATCACTTATTCTAATAGGTGCATATGTTTTGTTAAAACCTGGCTTCTCCCAAATATTAAAATACTCTGGATAAGATACATTTACTGCAAATGTGCTTCCTAGTATCACAGTACCCGGAGTGTTAAATGAGTATGCAAAGTGCTGTCCAACACTATCGCAGCCAATGAAATAATCAGATAATTCAATTACAGCAGCCCATTTTCTTAAATCTAAATTTTTAGGGTGGACTGTAAACGTATCACCCGGAGTAGGAAATTCACTCATGCATAACACATTGTAATTTTGTCGCAATCTTTCAACTAATTTAAGATAATCTGCTTGTTCTAAGCTTCGTGATCCTATATCAGCGACAATTTCAATAGACTCCGGTTTTGCTGCACCACGACCGTACGGTTGAATAACAATTGTTTTTTCTTTACCGTGTTGTTTTTTTACAAGATCAACAGTTGCAATTGCATGCAATTCTTCATCTTTACTTAGGTAAAATTTCGGTGTTGGAAGTTCGCGTATTTCTGTATGGTTATTGATTTGCTTATCAAACGCTTGCGATATGCTGCATCGTTGATTATAATAGTCGTAATCACGATATGGTTCAGTTGTAATAATTTCACCAGGTTTGATTATAGATTCAAATAATCCTTTATGGTTAACATCAAATGCTTTATCTTGTAATGTTGGGTGACCGTAAAACATGTCAAACCCAGATTCACAAACAATATAAAAATCATCGTGTTCTTTGGAATATAACTCTAATGCTGGAAGTGCGCATACTACACGCCCTGTACCGCCATTAATAAAAAAAACTTTATGCATAAAAATTCAACCCTATAATAATATAAAACTATTTATAGGGTTGATTTTTGTATTAAGTTAAAATTGATTAACTATTTGGAGCTAGTCTTGAAAGATATAATTCTTGTAAATGACCAGTTGGTGCTGCAGGCCATTCAACAAGATTTAAATCTTCTAAATCTTTAAACTTAGTAGGAATATCTCTAAGTTCTTGTTTATAATCTAACCATAATTGTTTTACACTGTCAGGAGTATCAAAGTTATACCCACTTTCAGCTGCAAGTAATAACTGATCACGATGTTCCCTAACCATATCCCATGTTACTTCCAGAATAGGTAATTCTAAATTTTCTTCATTTTCAATAGTCATTAATAATAAACCCTTATATATCCAGGTGCACCACTACCGCCTGCTCCTTTTAAATTACAACATGCAGTGGATACACCACCACCGCCGCCACCGCCTGGAAATTTACCCGGAGGTGCTTGTTTACCCCGTTCACATAAAATAAAGCAAGTATTGATGCTACATTGATAGTTCTGCCCAACGTTGAATGCAGTGCTTGTAGAACAAGAATCACCACCTGGTCCAAAAATACCTGCACTATTTTTACATGATGTGTTCCATTTTAAATATGTTCCACACCCGCAAGCTGAACCCCATATTGTTACATCACCACCAAATCCGGCAGTACCTGATACTGAAAATGCGGTGGCAACATTTTGGCATCCTGGAACAGACGCTGATAATGGGCTGACTGCCATATCTCTAGTATAACCAGAACACCCGTAACTATAACCGTCATCTGCCGCAGGAGTACCTGCTTTCCATGGATAACCACATGCAGGTGAAATGCATCCACTATTGGATGAACAAACCGCCCATCCAAAGTTGCCGCCAAACGAATCCATACACATAATACCGTTTCTTCTAACATACGAACAAGATCCTGGTTGGCCGCAACAGCAATAACACAGATCAACTGATCCGCCTGCCTTACCCATTAAACCACCTGCGCCTGCGCAAAGTGTAATTAAATCATTTGGTAGTACATTTATAGTTCTTTTAACATATGTACCACCTCCGCCGCCGCCGCCCATTCCACTACAATCTTGGCTTGATCCGGCACTACCGCCACCGCCTGCTCCCCATAGTTCTACAGTAATACTGCATACACCTACAGGAACAGTCCATGCACAACATGCACCGATTGGCATAAAGTTACCTTGGCAACAGGTGTCACTAAATTCACCTTGGGTTAAATCCGGAGTACAACCAAATACTTCGATTGATCTCATACATTGAGTCGGTGTCGAAGTTAACGTAGTCGAGCATGATGGATTTAATACGCAACACGGTGATGTTTTAACATAACATACTTGATAAGCCATTATATTTCCTTATTTCTTACCAGTTGTGGGAGGAGCAACATACCACACGCACTGTGCAGCTTGTTCCTGAGTTAACCCACCGCGGGCACTTGCTGGAAATGGAGGTAAGTAATCATTCCAAAAAACAGTATCCGGTGTTCTTCCTGCTGCTAATTCACGATCGGGTAAATCTCGTAACAATGCTCTATAGTCAACCCATTGCTGTTTTAACGGATCAGGTGTATCAACATTAAACATGTTGTCGCATCCTGCTAACATTGAATTTCTCATCATCCTAATGTCATCCCATGTTAACGGAGGAATGTCATTAAGAATTAAGTCATTTGTTCCCCAATCCCAATGTGATAGAACTTTATTATAAAATTCGTGATCAGCTGTAATTGTAGACATATCGACTGTAAACAAGTACAGTTTTGAACCAGGAACTGCTTCAACGTATTCTCTATCAGGTCCTAACACTTCTGCTCTATTATGATCAGGTAATTCAGATTCTTTAAAAGTTAAACTTTCAATAAATCCTGGATTTGAACTGGTTTCCTTCCATATAATTTTATACAGTTTTTCTGTAACTATTTCTTCAGTCATTAATTTTCCTTTACATCCAAATTCTTATAGCACCAGGGGCACCATTGCCGCCGCATGCGCAAATACCGCAACAGCAAGATGCAAATCCGCCGGGAGCGCCACCGCCTGGGAATCCACCTACAAACCCATTTATTCCGCCACTATATCCATTGGCACATTGGTCAACGTATTGACTACACCAGTCCATGCCCATAAATGTGTTTCTCCCGCCAAACGGTGAGCTGCCGCCCCACGAAAATGAGTTAGATTGTCCCATTGAGCTTCCACCGTTTGTTATTCCGCCGTCGCCGCCTCTAACATTTAAATCTCCGCCTGTCCCTGGCCATCCTCCGTTTGGAACTGATGTGCCTATACAATATGCAAATAATCTAGATTCGCCGCCGTAGCCGCCTTCTGCGCAAAAATTGCATAATCCAGGACCAGTTATGTATGTAGTACCGCCTTTAGCTCCACAGCAACATGCTTGAGGAGCTGTAGTTGTACCGCCACATAGTCCGCCACCGGCACCACCGCTGCCTACACAAATTGTATAATATTGGCCAGCTGCAACTTGGAGTGTTTTTCTAGCATATGCGCCGCCGCCGCCGCCTGTGCCGTTTTGTTCGCATCGACAGTACGGGCTTGAACCGCCGCCACCGCCACCACCCCATATTTCGATAATAACTGACGATACTCCAGCTGGTGTTAACCATTGGCAACATGCCCCGGTACCTGGTCCGCAGGTACCGCATCCTCCGAGACCGCCTGACATTTGAAATACACATGTTCCTTGTGACGGTAAACATGTTACTTGGCAGTTATATCCGTTATATGTAGTAGCATCCCAACATTGCTGTGATGATCCGCATGTTTGTACTACGTCTGTTCTATATCTTCCCATTTCTATGTTCCCTTAATACCATATTCTAACTAAACCGTTACCGCCACAGCCACCACATTGGCATATGCTACAACTATTTTGTGCTGCCGCCCCGGCGCCACCACCGCCTGGATAAGCCCCTGCCATTCCGCTGTATTGTGTACCGCCCGAACCGTTATAAAATGAAAACTGTGTGCCGGCGCCACCGTTAAATGGTGCAGCACCGCCTCGATTTACCCAGCCGCAACCGACTGCACGTCCAAATTGGTGTCCGACTTCTCCAGTTGCTCCGAATACATTGTTTGCATAAAGAGTTGGACCGGGACCTGGCCATCCACATGAATATTGATTTGAACCGCAAATTGCACAGCCGTGGCCACAGCAATTACACAATGCACCAAATCCGCCTAATGCACATGTACCGGATCCGGTATTAAATCCACTAATAAACGATGTATTGCCGGTACCTCCTGGTGAAGTATATCCACATCCAAAAGAGCCGCCTGCGCCTGCACAAACAGTGTATTTGCATCCTGGTGCAGTTGGTAATGTAAACGACTGATAACCGCCTGCCCCACCGCCTGCCCCATGAATGCAGCAGATGCAGTAGCTGCCATTGCCGCCACCGCCTGCACCCCATATTTCTACATAAATTGATTGAACGCCAGCTGGCACGCACCAATAACAACAGCCGCAGGCTGTTGTTATGTTTAATTGGCATTTTGTGTTTGCTGGTACTGTGCAACAGTCTATAACCAACCCATAATTTTGACACATGTGTTGGTCGCTAACTGTTACGTTAAATGTATCTGTTCTATCTGGTAGGGATTGATACCTTGCCATTATACTGCCTCCTGTATTCCGATTGCTAATGCGGTAACTTGTGATACGTTACTAGACGCATACAAGTAAGTGTTTGGTGGTATAATTATACCTGTTCTTTCTAACACACCGTTACCTGCAATTATCGAATCAAATTCGATAAAATCAGTGTTAACTGGTTGTCCATTAGCTAAAAGCACGTTACCACCTGTTGCGTATGCAGTAATTAACGGATGTATTACACCGTTTGGCGATGCTGATAAAACAAACTGTGTACTACTGATAATTGCTTTAACATAATACGCAGGCACCATATAAAACGCCGGGGTTTGTGCTGCAGAAGAAACGGTTGTTAACACAATTACACTACCTCCAATCGTTGCACTAATTGTAAACTGTGTACTATTATTAATAGTTAATATGTAATAAGTTGTATTAGCAACAATACCACCCCACGTTGTTCCAATAAATACTACTGGTTGATTAACTACTAATGTTGCAGTATTTGATACTGTAACATAGTTGCTAGTATTAGTGTTAGTAACAATAAACGGTAATGTAGTAGTCGGTAATGTTTGTAAGTTACCAAACGATGTACCAGTAAATGTTAACAGTTGGTTAGGTGCTAAAAACGCAGTTGAACCGCCTGATGCCAATGTACAAATGTTACTTTGAACAATTACAGTACCTGTACTAGTTGTTAATGTTGTTGCATTACCGCCCAATGTATTTGTAATACCGAATGTAAACGGACTTTGAACTGCTTGTACATAATACGCATTGTAAGGTAATAACGATGTTCCAACACTATTTACCAATTGTGCAGTCATTAAATTTGAAGTAGTACCCCATGATAATGCAGGTCCATTAACTGTTGCACTTAGTGTAAATGTATTAAATGATGGTTTGCTTTGTACATAGTAATATGTATTTGCTTGAATACCACCAATTGTGTAACCAGTAAATAATACAGGTTGATTAACATTTAAAAATCCAGTATTACCAGTTGTAGTTAACAATGTACCGTATATACTAGTAACATTAATAGTTGCACCAGTAAGCATAATAGGTGCAGCTGAAACTAATGTTGCAGTACTTGTTGCCCCAATTGCATTGTTACCTGTACTCATTGTAAAATACATGTATCCGGTATGATTAATTAATGTAAATGATGTACCAGAATATTGTGTAGTTGTAACTGTAAACTGAGTAGGACTTAAAACCGTATTAACATAATAAGTTAAACCAGCTTGCAAGTTACCAAATGTAGTACCAGTTGTATACAATGGTTGACCAACAGATAAGTTAGCAGTTGATGGTTGAACTGTGATACCTAAGTTTGTAACTTGTAGTGCCGATAGCATACCCATTGTACCGGTTGCAGTACCTAATCCAAGTACAGTGCCTCCTGGTGTTGTTGAAATGCTAAAGTTTGTACTGTTAGTAACTTGAGAAACATAATAAGTAGTACCGATTACAATTTGACCAACAAATGTTGTACCAGTAAACACGATTGGCATACCCGGATACAAGTTAAATGTATTTTGTCCAGACGTCACGTTTAATGAGTTAGTAAACACTTGGTTTGACCCAGTAATAGTAAGTGATACAATGTTTGGTGTAACACCGGTTGCGGTTAGAATAACTTGCTGTCCACCCCATGTATTTGTAACTGTAAATTGTGTGCTATTTAAGATGTTTAACACATAATAAGTAGTGTTACCAACTAACCCGGCAAAACTTGAACTAAACACAATTGGTAAACCAACTGATAAAGGTGTTGTATTAGTACAAGTTAAAATGTTTGTAGTTGATGTAATACCTGTTATGCTAATTGGAAGTCTAGTGCTAGGTGATAGCAAGTTGCCAGTTGTTATCGCGTTACCTGATGCAGATGTTGTTGATATCGGCATCGCTTGTCCAACATACACGTTTGATACAGCTATCGGTAACGTTGCTGCAATATACGACATTGGTGCTGCATATGATGTACTTGCTTGAGATGTTAAAGCATAAACTGAACCATTCGGCGATGTTGATACATAGAATGCAGTAGTTGAAAATAATGACTGTACATAATAAACGGTACTAGTTAAGATATTACCAAATACTGTTTTCCCAGCAATATCACTACCAAATACAATTGGTTGTCCTAACCATAGGTTAGTAACTGCTTGATTTAGTGTCATAGAACCAGTTGCATATGTTAATGAATATGTTGGTCCATTTGAATATATTGACACAGAGAATGTAAAGGCCGACGGAATACTTGTAACGTAGTATATTACATTGGCAGCTAAACCGCCTAGTCCTGCACTAAACACAACTGGTTGACCAACACCTAACATATAAGTGTTCGTACACGTAATTAAGTTTGTACCAGCAACCGATGTTTGTGTTACAGTTATTGGTTGTGTTGTCATATAATTACTACCGGTATTTGCAATTAACGGTGTTTGTATCGGTCCATAAACTGCAGTCATGTTACCACTTGTAGTAGATAAACTAAGTGATGTACCAGAGTACCCGTAGTATTGTACAGATGAAACTGTAAATGTTGTAGTACTAACAATTGAGTTAACATAGTATGTAATAAGTTGTGTAGGATTGCCAAATACTTGACCAAAGAACACTATCGGTTGTCCAATAACTAAGTTAGTCGTTGCTGCTTGCAAATTAGAACTACCGGCAGCAGTTGTTAATGCAAATTGCGTACCGCCATAACTTGTAGAAACAGTAAATGTTGTCGTACTTAAAATATTCAATACATAATACACTGTAGTAGTTGACAATCCGCCTAATGCAGCACTAAACACAACTGGTTGACCATATACTAATGACGAGGTACTATTACACGTAATAATGTTAGTTCCTGTTGTAGTTGCAGATACTACTACAGTAGCAGTTGTAAACACGTTAGTAGTAGTAGTTGTATTGGATATAGTCATTGTTGGAACAGGAGTAATTACTGTAGCATTTAATGACCCTGTGCCTGCTGTTAAAATAGTAGTTGTTGCATTCAATGTTGTTGTAGTTGCCGAACCTAAAATATTTGAAAGAATAACGCTAGTTAAACTTGGAATACTTTGAATGTAATAGATTGTATTAACAGCTAATCCGCCAAACCCTGTAAATGTACTAGTTAATGATCCATTTGCAGTAGTTAATGCAAATACCGCACCGTTGTATGAAGCAGAGATAGTAAATGTTGTATTAGATGCAATACTTTGGATATAATATGTTGTACCTGATACTATATTACCAAATGCAGTTCCGCTAAACACAATCGGTTGATTAACAACTAATCCAGTAGTAGCTTGTTGAACATTAATACTTCCAGACGCAGTCGTTAATGTAACAGTCGACCCGTTAATTACTAAACTTACTGAAAATTGTGTAGAACTTGGAATGCTTGCAACATAATATACAGTTGCAGAAACTAAATTTCCTAATGCACCACTAAACACAACCGGTTGGTTAATTGTTAATGTAGATGTACTTGTAGCAGTAATATAATTGTTAACTGATGAAGTTGCAGACACTGCAATCGATGCAGTTGTAATCACATTAGTACTAGTAGTTGTATTTGACACTGTTACTGCTGCATACGGAGATGTTAATATAACAGGTTGACCGACAGCTAAGTTAGCAGTCGATTGTTGAACATTAATACTGCCAGTTGCATCAGATAATAAAACTTGGTTAATATTTACTGTTGTTGATCCGCTTAATACTAGTGTACCGCTTACTGGTGTAGTCGATACAGAAAACGTCAATGCACTTGGAATTGTTAATACATAGTAAACGGTATTAGCAAGTAAACCACCTAATGCACCACTAAACACTATTGCTTGACCGATTGCAAGTCTACTTGTGCTTGCGCAAGTAACTAATCCGGTAGCAGAAGTTGTTGCAGTTACTGCGATAGGAGTTGCAACAATTGCATCAATTGCAGTAACATTAGTCGATAACGGAGTATAATACATTGTACCGCTAGTAGTTGATAACCCAAATTGTGAACCATTTGGTGCTGCCGAAACACAAAATATACTTGACGATGCAATACTTTGAACATAATATGTTGTACCTGCAACAATGTTACCAAATGTAATACCACTAAATACCACTGGTTGGTTAATTATCAAATTAGTAACTGCTTGACGAACACCAAAGCCAGTTGTTGATGTTGACAAAATCACCTGTGGACCATTTGGCCATAATGAAACTGTAAATTGTTGTGCAGTTGGGATACTTTGTACATAATAAATAGTCCCGATCGTAATACCGCCAATTGCAGTATCAAATACTACAGGCATACCAACAGTAAAAAAGAATGTGCTAGTTACAGTAAGAACGTTTGTACCTGCTGATG